GTTGCAGTAAATGTATATGAGACACCTGATTGCAGACCTGTCACAGTTAATGGAGAAGATGCTCCGCTTGCTGTAAAGCCTCCAGGACTTGAAGTTACCGTAAAGGAGGAAATCGGTGCGCCATTGTCGCCACCTGAAGTAAATGAAACAGTTGCAGCACCGTTGTTATAGGCGCGAGAAGTACCAACATCTGTTGCAGATACGCTGACTGGAGCATTTGGCTTACCTGCTCCCGCAAAACCATATCCGCGTGGACTGATACCGCGTGAACCTAAAATTGGCGACATTAAATGCTCCTATTAAGCGAACTTAGTTTGACCTGCTAGAACTGTAAATGTAGCGCTTGCTGTCTTAATGATTGTGTATGTGTAAATGTCAATCGAACTTGCATTGCCAGCAGAGAAAGCAACACCATTCTGGAACTTAGGAGTAACTGCGCTTCCATCAATTGTTAAAGCACTTCCATAATAAGGAGTTACGCCGTTTGTTGCTAGGAACACAACTGTAAGAGCATCTCCAGTTGTCATAATTGAGTTCAATGTCGTTCCGCTGTCGCCACGAACATTGATTGTCCAGTTACCTGTTGAGTTAGATGTGTAGTACAAGACTCCCTGAGTCTTAACATCGAACTGAACTGTTGAACCAGCAGCAGTAGCACTAACAGTTGTTCGCTCTTCAGGAGAGATAAGAACTGGCTCATCGATAATCTTATTTGTAAGAGTTTCTGCAACATCCTTGATTGCTGTTCCATTAGCAAGGTACGCCTTGCCTGAAGCAAGGTTGAAGTTCTCAGAAGAAGTCCATGCGTCTGTGGCATCTACCCAGTTAAGAGTCTTTGTTGTATCACCGTTGAGTGAGATACCGCCACCATCGGCGTTTGCATCTGATGGACCAGTAACATCGTTGATAACAATGTTCTTATCTTCTACGACAAGGTTTGTTGTATTGATGTTTGTAGTTGTGCCAGTAAAGGTTGGGTCTGAAATTGTTGGAGCAGTTAGTGTTTTGTTTGTAAGGGTCTGCACCGCATCAAGTACGACATCGCCAGCCTTAGCATTAGTAATAATTGCCATTATGCAATCTCGCTTCCGTAAGCATTAAATGAAATATCTGCGCTAGATGAATAGACAGTTACAACATCAGAGGCATCTATGGTCAGACCAAGAGTGAGTGAAACAAAAGAGTTTGCGCCTAGTGGGGCGTCATAGGCGATGTAGTGTTCACCTGAAAGCGCTGCTCCGTTAGGTCGAATAGCCACGCGAAAAGAACCGCTTGTGCCTTGGTTACATACTGTCAAACTTGAAATAACAGTCTGGGTTGCTGATGGGCAGGTGTACAGCGTTGTTGCTGTAGTTGCTGCGGGCTTGGACTGACCAAGCACCTTATAGGTTGTTGCCATGCGTTATCCTCCGATGAGAAGCAATGGGTTTATTGTAGCGGATGCGTTATTTAGGGCTGTGGTGGCACTTGTCGATGCTGTTGAGGCATAGGCTTGAGCCGAAGAAGTGAAGGATGCGATGTCCGCTCCGTCTAATTCATAAGACCCCGCGGTGAGAGCGGTATAGGTAGCAAAAGCCGTATCAAGGGCTGTGTAGGTAGCAAACTGAGATGGAATGTACCAATACTTTCCTGTTGCAAGAATTTTATCTGTCGTCTGATTGATACGAGTATCCAAGGTATCAATGTTGGTTTCAAGACTGTTCCAAGTAGTTTGGTCAATCAACTGAACATAAGTTGTATCAATAACTGGATTAGGGCTGATGTCTGCTAAATCTAAAGCCCCAGCGCTGGTATAAGGGATGCTAATTGTGTATGAGCGTCCTCCAGCAAAAGATTCTTCTACTTGATAAAGAAAAGGATTTGGCACCACATCAGGGTCATTTGTTGCTGGCAAGGTAACTGAAAAAGAGCCATTAACGAGAGGAACGACTACAACCGATGGTGCAACCATTTGGTCGTCTGTTCCGTTACGCAAAACATCTGTTGTGCTGAATCTAATCTGTCCAGCAATGGGAGTACCTTCGTAATCAACATAGGTTCCAGTAATTTGAACTGTGGTTAAATTTGCTCCGAGCGCCATCAAGCACCAACCAAAAATAGAATCTCGAACTTTTGAGCAAGTGCAGACTCAGCCGTATTCTTTGATGCCAACGCCGTAGTTTGAGCGGTATCCATGGCGTTTGCATTTGTTTGAGCGCCGTTTGTTGCTACTTCTAACTCAGTTAAAAGCGCACTAGAAACAGTTAATTCGGATATAGGTACATACGGTTCAGCCATCTTAGACCCCCATGAATAGAAGAGATTTAACGGTGAATGATTCCAACTCATTAGCAGCAGTTGTTGTGGCTGCTGCATAAACCGCAGCGTTGGCTTCGTAATCCTCTGCATCGACCACAATCACACGGATGCCCTCTGCGGTGGTGTAGCGGGTCAATAGAGCCTGATACTGGTCTACGGTTACATAAGAGGCAGCCGAACCGCTATCGAGGGCTGGAAGCAGGTCTGCAAGATTCTGGGTGGTGTTTGCAACTGAGAGGGGAAGTGCTATTTGGAACTCGCGCCCGCCTGAGAAGTTCTCTGTTATGTCATAGATAAATGGCTGCGGAGTTACATCTGTATCACTTGTGACAGGCAAGGTAATAGTAAATGAGCCAGTCGCATCTAAGGTTTTAATGATGTGAACTGGCATGATAACAATGTTTTCGGTTGTTTCTTTTAAGATTGTTTGTGGAGCAAAAGTTAAAGACCCGCGAACAGGGTTGCCAATTAAATCAACATAGGTGCCAACAATTGTGGCTGTTGAAAGGCTAGTTGGCAACGCCATGATTAAACTCCTTGGCGCAAGACATTAACGGTCAAGGTGCTTGCAGCAACTACCGCGTAAAGTGCTTCTCCATTTTGTAGGTCTACTGACATGTCTGCAAGTGTTCCGAGGGCATAGCCATAACTTGTTGTAGTTACTCCAGCGCCACCGATATAAACAACTACGCTTGATGATGGGTTTTGAACTGAAACAACTTGACCATCTTTTCCTGCATATTCTGAAGAAAGTAGCGTGGCTGTTGTACCAACCGAGACTCTTTCGTGTGCTAACGCCATTAAAACTCCTTAGAGAAAGATAGGGGACGACTCATTGTAGCGAATCGTCCCCTCCTACTTATTCGGCTTCTTTTGCCTTTTTCTTTGTTTCTTTAGGTTTTACTTCTTCATCAACTGGAGGTACTACAGGCTTTGGAGCCTTTGGTGCCTCTTCTTCAATCAACTTGATGTAGCGACCTGAGACGAGGTTTCTTGTATGACGCCATCCTGAGACATCAACGATGTCGCCAGGATTAAGAGTCTTTCCGTCAGAAATCATTACCTTCAGAATTGTGGCTTTCATTTTACGCTGTTGTATCAATCCAGCAATATGAGAAGGTTGCTGATGCTTGGTCAATACCTGCTCCTGTTGGGTTGTAAAGATAGATGGTTACTGTATCTTCTGCTGTTACTGCTGCTCCAGCAAAGATTAAATCATCGTTTAGAGTTGCAGGTGGATTCACAATGATGATGTCTGTTGTAGCAGCACCAGTTAGTGTGAATGTTGTTGCGCCTCTTGTTGTTGCGTTAATAGAAGCAGGGTCGATTGCTACTGTACCGAACTCAATACCGTAAACAGTATCGTTGTCGCCAATTTGTAGTGCGCCGACTGCTGCCTCACCGCGAGTAATTCTATTTACCTGTGGCATTTATTTTCCTTTTCTAAAATTAGATTTAGTAAGTAAGAAAGGGAGAGCCAATTAAGACTCCCCCTTTCTATTAACTTAATTAAGCGACGATTGATGACCAGAAGTAACCAAGGTCAGCCGCGATAACCTTGTTATCGAAAGCCATTTCTGCTTCGATACGGTCTGACTTGATTGATTCCATACGGAACTGTGAAGTACCGATTGTCTGTCCAAGTCCGCCTGATACGCCAGTCCATGAGAATGTGTATCCAGCAGAAGGAGTCATTAGTCCTGGGCTTGGAGCAACATGTGTTAGTAGGGCGCCCTTGCCATAAGCAAATGAGTAAGCCTCTGCTGCACCTTCGTTGTTCGTTGCCTTGACTGCCTTTGCAACCATAACGCGAGGAATGTCGAACATTGCTGCCAACATGTCTGTTGTGATTGTCTGTGAAGATGTGTACTTGATACGGTCTACCAAGTCAGGGTGATTCTTCAACTGACGGAATGTTTCGTAGCCAAGAACAAGTGTGTTGGCTTCCATTCCTGTGTTACCAAGAATCTCAGACTTTCCAGCCTCGATGTCATTGATTGGGTCTGAAGATGTGTAATCTGACCATTGCTTTGTCTGACCTGATGATGGAGTACCAGCAACACCAGTTACATCGTCTGCCCATACGCCTGTTGTGAAGAAATCAGAAACAAACTGAAGTTCCTTACGAAGCATTAGACGGCGAGTAACGAACTCTGTTGCCTCACGAAGAGGGTTCAAAGGAGCATCTGCGTTTGCAGTTGTTTGGTCATCAACATCCTTGTGGAAAGCCCACACATCTGCTGAATATGTACCTGTTGAAAGGTTGTAACCTCCACCAGCAGATTCAGTTCCAGGCGCACGGCGTTGAGCCTCATCGCGGAACCAATCGTTCTTGGTGTAAGTGAAATACTTGTCAGACTTCTTATCCACAGGAATTACTGGGAATACCTTGTCTGCAATGAAGTTGTCCTGATTTTGTAGGTATGCAACTGAGATGTTAGTCAGAATTGCATCAACATGGACGGAGTTAATATGTGGCTGTGGCATGTCTTATTCCCCCTTATGCCGCACGGTGCGGAGTCGCACAGTTAATTACGGCTGTGACGATGTTTGCATCGGCAGCAGATTCGGTTAGGAGTGTGCCAACTACATACTTGGTTGTATCTGTTCCTGCAACTAAAGCAACTGCCTTACCTGTAGAACCTGTACCAATTTGTGCGCCTTCTGCAATTGCTGCACCAGCGACAATCTTTGTTCCACCAATGACGAGAACTTCTGCTTCTTGTCCTGATGTTGGAGCGTTCTGTAGGACTCCGATAACAATGTCGGTTGCTGCTGCTGCTGCAACCGCCTGTCCTGATGAATCCAACTTAACGAATGTGTACTGCTTAGCGGAAAGGTCGGCACCTGCAACGAGGGAGACCTTTACCGAGTAATTACTGATTTCATATGCCATGGTTATGCACCCTTTTCGGATAGGTATTGGCTGTAAAGGTCAGGGTTCTTTGTAGCGACATCAGCGAGCGCTTGCTCGAATGACTTTGCTACGCCCTCTTCAACAGCAGACTTAGCAAGCGTAGTCATACGCTCATAAGCATTGCCTGATTTGAAGTCCGCAGATTTGCCGATTTCTGCAAAAATTGCTGCTGATTCAGCCTGTGCATTAACAGATGCAAGTAGTTCTTCAACTGACTTTGCTAGGTCTGCGTCTACATTTGATAGACGGCGAAGTGCTGGACCAACTTTTTCTGCATCGAGATTGAGGTTTGCCCAACCCTTTGCCTTTTCAACTGCCTCTGCATCAGCGCGAGCATCGCGTTCCTTCTTCAGTTCTGCGGTTGCTTCTTCTGCTTGCTTGCGGAAGTTCTCAATCATTTTGACGACTGACTCAGGAGCAGACTTCATATAGTCCTCATCCTCGGTCTCTTCTGATTTTGGCTCTTCCTCTTTAGCCATTTCCTTTTCGGAAAGTTTGGCTTCGAGTTCAGCGATTTTTGCCATCGCATCTTCAAGAGTCATTTCAGCCTTTGCGACCTGCTCATCAGTAGCCGTGGTTGTTGTATCCTCCATTATGGAGTCCTCCTCGGTGAGCGATTCGTCTAAAACCCTCTGAACTTCAGATT